AAATGCCCTTTCCAGTAGAGCGCTGTGCAGACACAAGTCTGGCCTTTTTGCGTGACCCCGGCATTGATCTTCGCCAGTTCTTTTTTGTGCCCAACGAACAGTGTGTTTGAAAGATGAATCACTACCAGCCAAATCAAATTGAACAAGTGATGGTATTCTTAATACCCCAGTATATTCGTCATAGCGTGTTGTGGTACTAGGATTGTATCTACTTCCTATTCTAGAGCCAACATTAGGATCCATAATGTCAATTTTTTCTTCTTTAACTAATCCATTAGCACCAAATGTTCTTATAATCAATTGATCTATTCTAGTATCCTTAGGCATTACAACACCTGCCAACCAAAAACCATCAAATGTTCTATATTCATAATTGCTACCGTTGAAAAAATTCTGTTGATAGGTTTTTCTTCGTGCCATTCTATAGTAAGCGGCAGTTTCATTGTATAGGTAGTAAACTGGATTTGTATATTGTATAAGGCTTGTTTCGCCACCTGCTTCCCAATAGAATTGTGAAAATGTTGTAGTGGTATAACCTAAGTAATAGAATGTGCCATCTGCAAGTGTGCCATTCCAAATGAATGAATTACTTGAAGGTTTGTATGATTTTGAATAGTCATCAAATGAACTCATACCAATTGGTTCATTTTCTGCATCAGGGGCATCACCAGGTGCATTTACTTCTACAATTTCACCTGCACTGTCAACGTCTGGATCTAGTGGTGGTGTTGTTGATGTTGGCACTGGTGGTAGAGGCCTAGTATAAGGTATAATGGTATAATCATCTGGTATGAATAAAGGTGCATCTAGTTCAATTTGAGGACCACTTGTAAACGGATACAGTGTTGCATCGTGTTCAACACCATCTATTTCAACAGTGCCATCGTTGTTTAGTTTTAGTCCTGTAACTCTAAATGTTTTTTCTGTTAAATCTAAAATTGTATCAGTGACTCTGATAATGTCACCAACTTCAACAGCCAATAACTCTTGTGTGCCTGTAAAACTAATCTGTCTTTGCACTCTACTCTTATCATAAATCATCTGTGCCAAGTCACGTGCTATTGCAGGATTGGTTAGTGTGTGAAATGTAAATTCACCTGTAAGTTCTTCATCGTTGTCAACTGTTTGGTCCCCTGCTACATTGAAAACTACCTGTTGATTTGTAAAGTTTCTGTCTGGGTCAATATAATTCACAAGCACCTGATTATATTTGGCATCCTTTCTTTCACCATCTAGTGTAATGCCGCCAATTATGTTATCGCCTGTTACATCATATGCACTTGTTACAGTTGTTGATGTTATGTCTGTAGGATGTCCGCCATCTTCTACTTTTAATCTATATCTGCCTTCAACAAAAGGCATAATACCTCTTGCACCTGCAACCAATGTTTTGATGTTGTCAAATACTTTTTGTCCTGTAGGAACAACAGCATTCATTGTCATTGCTCTACCAGTTTGGTTGTTTGAATAATTTACTGTTTGTTCAAATTTGTTTGCGGCAATCTTAAATGCTTCTGCATCTATTTCACTTGAAGGTAAGCCAGCACCATAACGAGTGTTTTCCATATAATCAAGTAGGCAGTTTGCAGGATTGAAACTGTATGCTTTGCTTCTTGAACTGTATGATCCACTTAGATCCTTGCCACTACCGTGTGTTCTAACATCAAATACTTTCTTGCCGTAGATGTCAAATTTCAACTGCGGAATACCACCTGAATAAGGATTTTGATCCGCGTCTTCTTGTGTCTTAACTTCTTTCCATTCAAAGCGACATACTACATAAGCAATGCCTGGTAGTTTTCTTGTCTTCTTGGGCCAGTTTGGTGTTTCATTTGCTAATGAACTTTGTCCCTGTGTTTCAGTGCCGTTGAATATTTGATATTGCATTCTGTTTTTAAATCTGCCACTGTCAACAGTGTAAACAGTGCCTGCTGTATGCACTGCACCTCTTGTTGGCAGTTCAACATCATTTACAATAAGTTTTCTTACACCATGAATCTCTCCTTCACAGATTGCATACACAATATAAAGATACTTGTTTGAACTTCCGTTTGATTCTGCATATATGATATTGCCTCCAACACGACGATATCCATATACCACTGGCAATGCGTTGTTTGTTCCTGTTTTAGATACAGTTACACCTTCTGCCGCTGCCCCTGGATCTGGTACTGGTGGAGTATCAAATGCGCCAAATGGCGAAAACACAAAGCCAACAACATCACCAACAAAATTGACAACACTTTTTACAACGCTGACAACCGCTTTGACAACACTTTTTACGACTTTCTTAACTGCTCGTACTACACCACTCATTGATCTCTCTCCAATGGTTTGACATAGTGGTAACCTACTTCAGTCATTTTCTGTGTTTTGAAATAGGTTTTGACTCTGTGTAACCATTCATCGTTTGGTTGATATTCTTTTGTGTAAGTTAGACAAGATGCTTGAAAATATAAACAGCCATTGTCTATAAACCAATCTTTTACTGCTTGAAACAAATCATCTGCTAGGTATTTGTTTCTTACTTCTGGATGCACAAAAAACACAATTACTTCACCATATAAACTTGGATTCCATAATTTTTGTGTAATGTTGCCTATGATGTATCCTACTATTTTGTCATCTTTAATTGCAACAAAAACCTTGTAATCAGGATTAATCATCATTTGTTTAATTTGTTGTTTGGCATAATTTCTGTCAACAGCATCGTGATTGATTAAACCTGCATCATTACCGTGTTCAATTGCAAGATTAGTTAAGCCTTCTAACTCATTAATTCTTACTTCTCTAATCATTACTTTTTACCCCACTTGATGTCGTTCATTGGTTCATGTGCATATTGAAAACCAAAATCAGTTGGATGTTCTCTTTGTAAACTGCCTTGATTAGTTCTACGTCCTGTTGTTCTGTTAAAATTAGCAAATTGACTTGTTACTTCTATATTGATAGTAGCACTTTGCGTTGCATTTTCAATTCTATAACTTGTAATCTTGCCTTTAAAAATTACTATGGCTCTATCACCTGCACTGTCTCCAATTAATGAATAGTCAGTAGGATCAAGAAATGCTTTTCTAACAATGACGTCTTGGTTGATTTGATTTGAATTACAAAGTTGTCTTACTATTGTAATATCTAAAGCACTTATAACAAGATTGATTGATGTAATTTGTAAATTAGCAGTTTCAGAAGTTTCACTTACTCCTAGAAAATTGCCTTGGGCTTCATAGGTAGTGCTGTTATACTCAATGTCAAACGGTGCATCTGTATAATACTTGTTTGTGCCTCCGTTTACACCTATTTCAATCAGTGTTATACCAACAAGGCTGTTGCCTGCTAGATATGTATTCTGATTAGAACTTAGTTGTCTGGGCATTACAATACCTCATCTACATCTATTTCATAGCCTACAAGATTGTCTACTCTATAATCAAATTCTTGCACGTCATTTGACGGTATCATTCTAAATGGTACATTGTTAGTAGTAATACTTTCGTTATGTGCTGTATTTTCTAACAGTGGCGGCTCTATGTTCATAGTAGCATTGCCTGACAAGTCAGTGTTAGTATCAGTTGTTACCATATAGACTTTTGTGTGGTTTTGAAATCTTACAACATCGCCTGCTTTCAAAACAGTTTGTCCTGCTTGGTTTGTGTTGATGTTTATAGATGAATCTCCAATTTGGTTTGCACCTGAACTGTCTCCATCTACAGTTGCAACAACACTACTTGCAACAGTTGATTGACTTTCACTTATTGTTGGTATAATAATATCAAATTCATTTAATGGTCCTTTAGTCTGCACAATAAATGCTTGAATAGGACGAAACTCTGCTTGTGTTAATGGCGGAAATGTAAGTGTTGCACTCCACAATGTAGTTGAATTAGTTGCTCTAATACTTCTACCACTTTGTGCTGTAGTTGTTTTAGTAGTTGTGTTCTGTTTAAATTTTGCCGCATTGAAGCCAGGCGAAGTTGGAAAATTACCTATGTATGCCATTATCCTATTACTCCTTGTTTGCCTTGTTTGGTTAAGGCAGTGTTAATAATACCTGTAATGGTGCCTCTTCTTCTAATCAATAATTCATCAAAGCCTTCAGCATCAACAGTTGATATGTTAAAGTTTACAACAACAGGTTGACTCTTACCACCCATACCATCAATTGCATCTGCAACTTCTCTTGGTATGATTGTTGAACTTTGTTTAGGCACAATAAGTTCTGGACCATCTTCTCCTATAATTGCTGCCTGTCCACCTTGTAGTGCACCACCACGTTGCATAGTTTGTGCTCTAATAGTTGCAACCTGTGCCAAACCACTAGCAACAGTTGCCGCTGCCGCAATAAAGTTAAATGGTGGTGGATAAGTTGCAAGTGCCTTGGTTGCACCTTGATATGTGTTTACAATAGCAAGTGCAATCGCTGCCGCTTTCTGTGCCGCAAAAAACTTCTTGTTAACTTTTGACAAACCTGTAAACATTGTGGTTGCTTGTTCTAAGCCAAACTGTGTTTTTTCTAATTCTGATTTCTTTTCAAAATTTATTCTGTCTCTTACAATCTCAGCAGTTCTTTCTTCGTTACCTTTACGTTTAAGGAAATCCTTATCACGGTTTGCAGCCGCGCCCTCAAGATAATCTAAATCGTTTTTTAATTTTCTTTCAATGCTACGCTTTTGCATTGCATCAATTTTGTTGAAAAAGTTTTCTTCTAGTTTTAGTAATTCGTCGTGTTTTTGGTCTGTTAAAAGTATTTCTCTGCTGTATAATGTACGATTTGATACTTTTATAAATTCGTTTTTATCTTTTGCTTTTTCAATTTCTCTGTCATAGAAAGCAATAATTTCATCTTGTTGTTTTTTGATGTCTGCAGTTACACCAAGTGCGAAACTTGAATCTTTTAATTTTTGCTGTGCTTCAGTTAACTTTTCAGTTTTATCTGTTGCGTTTGCTGCCGCAAGAGCCTGTTCTTGAATTTTGTTTTTCTGTTCTTCTGCTGCTTTGGCAACAGCCATAGTCTCATCATATAATTTTCGTTGTGATTCAGTTGCTTCATCATATGTGATGCCTGCGTTTGTCCAACTATTTGTTAACTGCTCTAAAATACCTCTTGCTTCATTTAGTGCATCGCTGGCAAGTTTATTTGTGTCTACAAATTCTACAACTGCGTCTTTTGCATT